GGACCCTCGCTCTTGCCCGGCAGCCACGCGGGGAACTTGTAGAACGGCTGCTATGTCGGCGTTGATGGTGTCGAGGAAGTCCGTGTTGTTGGGAACCGAGTTGCCCACATCGACGTGATGCAGTTGAACGTAGTGGGGAAGAACTGGTATTTGGTCGCCCCGCAGTCCCTCAAACAGCGTGATAACCTCGTCCATGATGTGCTGAAGCCTCTCAGCCTGCTCAGCGGGGTCTTGGATGTGGTCGATGGCCGACTTGTCGATGGTGATGAACTGCTTGGTCATCGAGTCCTCAAGGCTCACACGGTTGTTCATGCTGTTGTACTTCATGCGTATGGGCTGCTTCAAGGCGGTAAATCGAGATGCCCCCCATATACCGTATGTCTTGCGTAGTTTATCGTCGGTAAACCAGTTGGAGCGATAGTCAATCTTGATGTGCATTATCTCGGATGCCGGCATTTCACGCTCGTACATCGAACCCTCTCGCAGCATATACTTGTCTGCCCTGATAATAGGATTCTCTTCATCTGCAACGAAGTATGAGCCGAGGCCGCCTCTCTCGTCAACGATGGTTATCTGCTTCACGGGCAGGGATTGTATGTCGGTGACTCCTACGCCCTGTCTGCCGACTATCTTGTTGATGTCGTTGCCGTACACCATCAGGTTTCTCATGGCGTTAATCATGATGTCACCGAAGTCTATGTTGTCTTCAACGAGTTGACGGACGGCGTTTCGTATAGCCGCGTTCTTCCCGCGTGAGTAGTTTATCTCGTAGTTGTTGGCTGTGAGGCTGACTGCTCGCACCGCACCGTTCAGTTCGGGGTCAATCTTGAGCATTTGGTCGTACAGGTCGAACTCGTTGTCGAAGTTGCTGTCAGTTCTCATTCGCTCAGTGTCGCGCATGATATCGGGTACGCCTGCAACTTGGTTGAATGGCTCAACCATCATGCCCATTCGCTCTATAATAGGATTAGGGTTCTCTCTCTTTCGTGCGCGAAAGATGTTCCATCGGCTACCTTCGGCCATAGCATTACTTTAGTGCGGGTGTTTATTAATGGTTGGGGTGTTGGTTTTAATTATTTTTATTGTTTTCGCGTTTTACTGAAAGAATTAAACGTTATACTGCGCTAATTTTGTTTATTTTTTCAATTTTTTCTATAGTGTAGAAGAAAACTTATTTACCTTTGGCCTTCTTTCCAAACATACTATAGAAAGAATAGAACAAATTGAAAGAATTCGCTCAGTCCAGCGTTTTATTCTTTTTGTTAAGAGCAAAATCAATTGAAATAATTGGGTGTGTGCCATACATTAATAAAACCCCCAACCGTGAAAAGAGCATGGGAGAGCGAAGATTCCAAGGTGGGGAAGACCTCATCGAGAAATATGCCAAAGATAGAGTATTTGTGAATGAGAAGCAGTTCGCAGAATTCCTTCACAAGATAGAGCCGAGAAGAGGATGGGACGCATGGCGCAAGGCCATACAGCGTTGGGTGAAGAAGGGCAACACCTTCAAGAGAGATGCGTCGGAATACTCCGACGAACCGGAACTGATAGCGAGCAAGTTCTATCATGACGAGTCAAACGACAGGTACATCTGCATACTAGACGCGGTTGACGGTATGTACGTGGTCGAGGGTGACAAGCACCGTGCCATGCGCAGGGCTTATTCCAAGGACGGCGGCAACATGACCGTCGATGACATGGCGCGTAACTTCGATATGCCAGTGATGCTATTGAACGAATACGTGCGCATACACGGGTGGAGACACGCGATGGACCCGTTCACGGACCACGAGATAAAGATGCGAACGGTCGATGACATGGTTGAGGAGATGGTTGCCATGCGAAGGCTTGATGTCATGCACAAGGCGGAGGCAAAGCGATGGAGAGACATCGAGAAACAGGCTGACGCATACAGGTATCTCAACGAGAGCATAGGCAACGAGTTCAAGGAGTTGATGGTGAATCACAAGCCGAAAGCGGTCAAACCATACAAGATAGACCCGTCTGACAGGGACTACGCGGTAGTCATTTCCCCCACGGACCTGCACTACGGCAAGGCTGGTTGGAAGTTGGAGGTCGGAGAGGAATACGGATTCGATGAGGCACGAGACAGGCTGCTTGAGAAGACGAGCCAGTTGGTGAGCAGACTCCCCGGCAAGCCTGAGAAGATATACCTGACCGCTGGCTCCGACTGGTTCCACGTTGACAACGATGTGGGTCAGACTACCAAGGGTACGCCGCAGGACATGGCGGGCAGCCCGGCACAGATTCTCATGCAGGGATGTCAGTTGGCGCAGGAGCATATCGACAGTCTGAGAGCGATAGCCCCCATCGAGATAGTGTTCATGGGCGGCAATCACGACAGGCACAGTTCACTGATGCTCATGATGTATATAGACGCATACTACAAGGACGTTGAAGACGTTACTGTCGTCGTCAGCCCGCATATCAGGCAGTACATGATGTACGGCAACAACCTGTTGGGCTTCACCCACGGTGACGGCAAGGTACTCAAGAAGTTACATTCCCTGATGGCACACGAAGCGAGAAGAGACTGGGGTTCTACGCAGAATCACATGTGGTTCCACGGACACCTTCACCATCAACAGATGGTCGAGCGGGGCGGCTGTATGATTATACAGTTGCCGAGTTTGGCTGGCGAGGACAGATATCATGCGAGACATGGTTACACGATGGCAAGAGCGGGTTTGTGCGCCCATATGATTGACAAGGAGTTAGGTCTTGTCGGTACGATGTTCGCTCCGGTGATGCCCGATGAGTGAGTGGACTAGCGCGAAATGCTGGTCCTGCGGTTGGGTCGCACCACGTATTCTCAGGGCCAAGGCGGTCACGGGCGTATGCCCGCATTGCGGCAAGAAGGACTTGCATCCGAGGTGATTAGATGGGGTTCATGCAGGATTTAGCGATGGAGAGAAGTAGAACGGACGTTGAATACTTCTACAAGTGGCTCGGATATACTTGGGGCGGTCATATCGGTGAGTGGATGGATATGTACGGCGATAGGAGAGGCGCTCAGGTTCAGAGGGTATGCGTCATCGCACCGAGGGACCACTCCAAGTCAACTACTCTCAGGATAAAACTACTACACAAGTGCCTGTTTGAGACATGGCGAGACAAGCCCATGACTATTTGGCTGTTCTCAGCGAGCAAGGACTTGGCTACAAGGAGGCTTGAAGAGATACGCGAGGACTTGAAGCGGCATCCACAACTGAGCAGGTATCTCGATAATCGTAGGGGCAACAAGTTGGAGTTGCGGCTGACAAACGGCTCTTGGATAAGGGCCACGTCGGTAGGGGCAGCCATTCGTGGTGAGCATCCTGCCTGCATCGCATTCGATGACGTTCTCGATGATTCGGGAGACACCAACTGGAACGAGGTAAGGAACTGGTTCCGAAAGAAAATCACGCCGATGCTGAGTCCCGGCACAAGCCTGTACGTGGTCGGCACGCCGTTGAGCATGAACGACCTGTATCACACGGAGATGCTGAGCAACGAGATATGGAACACGGGGGTATGGAGCGCGATTCCCAACTGGGACGAGTATCGAGCAGACCCGGACAACGTGAAACCCGTTCCTCTATGGGGCGAATACAGGCCGCTGAACTTCCTTCTTGAGCAGAAACAGGCGATGGGCGAGTTGTCATTCGTGCAGGAGTACCTATGTCGGGTCGTTGACGATGAGGCAGCGGTATTCCCACGGGCGCAGTCACGCAAGAATCTACAGATGGAGAGGGTGTTGGAGACTGACAAGAGGGATAATTGGCGATACGTGTTGGGTTTCGACCCGGCACACGGCGTCGGTCAGGACTACTCCGTGATAATCTGCTTGGCACAAGACCCGGAGGGCTTCATACACTTCGTCAATATGTGGAGGCGCAATGACTTCAAACCCGACAGACAGGCAGACATGGTTATCGAGTGGTCTAAGCGGTATGCTGCTCCGGTCGCTGCGGAGGACGTTGGTTTCCAGCAGTTGTACGAGAGCCTGATACAGCAGAAGGGTTCGGTGATAGACTATCGAAAGAGCAAGGCGAGCAACAGGACTCTGAAGCAGGGCTTGTTGAACAGGCTGAGAACGTGGTTTGAGCGGGAGTTGGTATGCTTTCCCTTCGGTAACGACGAGACTAGGCGACTGGTGAACACGTTGTTGGAAGAGTTGGAGACTCACGCATGGAGAAACGGTATGATTGTCGATTTGGGCAAGCACAACGACTGTGTGATGGCATTGGCACACGCGATAGACCAGTTCACATACAAGACGCCGGATATGCCGGTAATCATGAAGACCATGAGCGGAGGCGCTTGGTTGGGCGGCAAGGCCAAGATAAGGCGCGACCACGGCGGGGCCGGAGGCAGAGTAATCAACAGGAGAGGATTCTGATGACTGAGAAGTTGGATGTGGAGAAGGTGAGAGGCACGGTGAGCGAGAGTTGGTTGTTGGGTACGAGAAACGGGGGCGGCACTGGACCTCCCTCCAAGAAGAAGTTGTACCCGATGCTGATGAAGGCGCTGTATGAGGACGGGTTCTTTGAGGAATGGAGGACGCCGAGCGAGATTGCGTGGGAGGCGAACAAGCGGGTCTGCAAGAGTTGGAATCAGATAAAGCCGAGCGCGGTGGACAGGTACATCAAGAAGGCGGGCTTGGATTTGCGAAAGCGTAAGCAGAACATGGCTAAGCCGTGGGAATATAAACTGCCTTAGTTTGAAAAAAATTGTAAAAAATTTCGCGTTGGGGTAGGCGGGGTAGACCGCCGGGTAGTGGTGAGTTTTGGCACACCTGATGCAAAAAGTAAACCGTGACACTGCTCTAATAGTACCACTTTGATACCCATCGCTAGCCTTAAGTACTGACATGCTACCCGACAACTACCCCTCTGGGAGAGGGGGTCGCGGGGAGGGCACCCCCCCGCACGCGGACCGGCCTTGAGTGGCCGTTGAGATGGTGTAAGATTGGACCATCGACCAAGCACAACACAAGACAGAATGCGGGTTGTGCAAAATGGAAAGTAGTAGAGCCTGAATTGTAAAATGCAGGGCGATGATACCGAAATCCATTCTAGTCCGAGAGGATTGGAAAATCATGCCTATAACGACGAAAGCGAATCCCATCATAGGAGGTGATAAGGGATGGAAACGAATACACATGATGTGAAGACTGTTACAGTAACCGAGCGCAACCACGGCGACTTCAAGGTTATCGAAGTAAAGATAGTCCAAACAGTGCTGTGTTGGTGCAAGACCACTTTGACGCATGTCAGACAGGAAGTCAAGCACGACCACGCATTCTTCACAAGGGACCTTGACCTAAAGGTCGAGTTCCAAGAAACCGAAGAGGAGTGATTATCACCCTCACGGTATAACGTAACAAATCCTCGCGCCCTTCGGGGCCGAGGTCCCTTCGGGGATGATCGAAATATAAACCAAGGAGGAAATAAATATGGCAAACAATGACGAGTCATGGACGATAACCTTCGCATGGTGGAGGCGCACCGACGCTTACGTCGATAGACCGGGCTTCATGAGAATGGAGGTATACCCGGAAATCATCAACCACATGGGTTTCAGCGTGGACAGAACAACGTTCATCGAAGAGGCTCAAGACGTAGGCGCACGGATGTATGGCCTCTCAGGCCTCCTACCCGGTCTAACCGCGCGTCAACTGCGCGACTTGGCCGAGTCAGGGAGTAACCGAGTCTTCAGGTATGAAGAAGGCTTAGACTCAAATGGCGACCCTGCGTACCTCATAACCGTGGGAATAGACGAAGAAGAATAACTTCGTCTTCCTGATGTCCCCCTTCCACGATAGCGGTGGAGCCTACACGCACGGGCTGAAGAAGGGAGAAAGTCAAACAGTGCAATGACGACGATATGAAAAGTCCTCGGCCCTTCGGGGCCGGGGCAACTAAACCAAGGAGGTAACAATATGTCAGATGAACAAAATGATGACCCATATGACTTGAAAGAAGCATACCCCCATTGGAAGGACTGTGAAGAGTTCTATGAGGCCCTAAAAGAAGGGTCCATAGGCTCAGGAGGCGAATGGGCCTTCTGTCCTTTCTGTGGCGACTACTGCTGAAGAAAGCCCAAGACCTCGGCCCCCGAAAGGGGGTCGGGGCAACTCACAACACATGGAGGTGATAATAGTGAGCAATAGATACATACACCCCGGAGACAAGGACACACGACCTTATCTATACAAGGTAACGTGTGACGAATCCGGCACAGTACATACAGTGTACGAGGAGTGAAAACTCCAAACAGCACGACGTAAAGGGTCGGGCGGCTTAGGCTGCCCGGCCCCCTTTTTTTATTTTTATTTTCACCCTAATTTTGATCGAAATATAAACCAAAAATAGGTTGCCCCACCCCCCGGAGGTGTGGGGGGCGAGGACTTTTGTTATGATTATGCGGGTAGCACTTTGTATGGGTCTTCCCTAAACTTGATACTCAGCACTTGAACCGTGTCTTGTGCGGTGAATCTGTCTTGGTCTTCTTCTGTTAGGAAGGTGGCGTCCCATCGGTTGCCCAATGTATCGACCCACCTCACCGTTGAAACAATCGTCGTTTTTGTCCATGTATGTTCGCTGTGTGCGCTCATATACTATCCTACCTACGTTTGCTTATAGTCTTATGTTAATTTTGGTTTATATTTCGATCAAATTAGTATGTTGAACGGCTGTTCTCCAATGCGTTGAATACTGCTTCATATAGTTCCCATTGGCTGAATTCATCCTTGTTATTAGGGATGCTGATATATTCATGAACGTTGGGGTTGTCTTTTCTACCTCCACTCAACCGCTGTTCAAGTATCGCATCCTCTAATGCGCTTAGGGCTATCTCGTGTCTGTCTGTTTCTGTATACGCTGTTGTCGTCATGTTACCTCCTGCACTCGATAGTTTATAGTCTTTTGTTTATCACCATAGCGTTAGTAAATACTATATACCGTCATCTCGTGTATACACGATATTAAAATTAAATTAAACCGAAAAATTGTAAATGGAATTGTAATTAAATTAAACCGAAAAATTGTAAATGGAATTGGAATCCGCTTCGCGTCTCCCGGTATATTAAACTTCCGGGGCGGTGTAAAATTGGAACCGGACGCCGCTCCGCGGCTCCCGCTATATTAAACTTCCGTCGCTCCGCGACTTTGGAATTATTAAACATTCTAAAATTTTTAATATTGCAAAGTATTATATACCTACAGCCCGTAGGCCCCCCGCAGGGGGGCCGGGGGCTTGCACCCCCGACCCTTTGGTTTATATTTCGATCATTCGATGTCTATGTAAGGGCTGTTTTCGTAGTCAAATATTTGCTTACCCACAATGGACCTTGTTCTCTCAACTACATGACGTAGTAAGCCATTATCACGGGCTATTATGAATACGGTTGGATTGCTCAACATTTCATCAAGCATTTTATATGCGTTTTTCAAATCATTCATTTCTTTCTTTGGTATTATTTCATTTGAACCTCTTTGGTCCTTCATCAACATTTCTCTTTCGTATTGTTCCATATCATTCATTTTTCTCACTTCTCTCCATGACTTCTGCCATGTTTGATGCTAGGGGTGTCCCCTTATATACTTTTCCTAATACGCAAGTATTATATACCGCCATCTCATATCTAACGGAGGGGGGGAAGGCCCCAATAACAACGATTATATACCCCCATCCCCTCTTAGGAACGGACGACTCCCCCCCTGCGCGCACGTGTGCGCTTCGCGCCGTTTTTTCTATTAAATTTTTTAAAATTGTTAATAATTGAAAAGTTTCGCAAGTATTATATACCCTCTGCCCGTCTTACATGGCCGGGGCCAATGCGGGCGGAGGTATGATTCAGAAATCCTGTATTATTATCCCCTCGTCATGCTCGATAACGGCTGAACAATTATTTGCGAGCCATTCTTTAACCTCGTATTCAGTTAAGCCCTTAACGTCATATGCTTCTTGAATCGCTTTGAAATCTTTGAATTCGCTGAACTCGCAACATATCCCGATAGGGTCAAACTCCATGCTTGCGCCGCTGTCCTCCTCGTATTGTTCCAGATGGTCAAACAAGGCGGAAAGGCCGCCCCATGTGAAGTTATCGGGTCTTAGGCGTCTGATGGTGTCTCTAAAGGTGTGTTCGGTTACATATTGGTGCATGAACTAACCACATCGCGCTTACTACTTAAACCCTTGTTTATCACCACGAATAATCAAGTAATTAGGAAAGACTATATACTGTCTGTGGTACGTTGAGTATGATTAGGCAAGGCGCGTGAGGTGCGCAAAGTACACCCACTGTAATAATGAAAGTGGTGTAAAAAAAACACCTAGTATTAAAATTAAATTAAAATTATTAAAATCAAAATGCAGTGTAAAAAATACACCGCTTCGCGTCCGGTGCGATTATTAAATTTTTTTAAGTTATTTTTATTTGCAAAGTATTATATACCTCCATCTCATATAGGTCGCGGGTCGCCTCAGTGTGACACTCTTAGGACGTACCCATTTTCAATTTGGGTTCGACTTGCATCCCTTCCCATCGACCTCGCCCATTCCATGTCCGTTCTCGATTCTTTTTCTGCTCTGTTTCCATAGTAGTACAGTGTTTTGTGTGCCATGATTAACCCTATACATACCTAGTATATAACACCTTGTTTATCACCATACAATAACAACGATTATATACCGCCATCTCATCTAGTCTAGGTGCGCGCCGAAGGCGCGCCGCTTCGCGTCTTTCACTATATTAAACTTTTTGTTATTTTTTAGATTTGGAAAAGACTATAAGCCCCCATCTCTTAGATACATGGGCTCCGTGCTGAGGAGGTGTGAAAACTGCATCGAGTGTAGTTCACTGGGTAGGTGTTTCAAACTACACCGAGTATCTCAAAATCACCTAGTAAAACCAATGTTTAAATACTTGGACTTCATCTAGCATGGAATTCCGACCGACCATAACACAAAGTATATAGGCGAGGTTTTACCTCAACCTTTGGGGTCCGACCTGCGACCCTATGGTGATAAACAAGTGTTTAAGTAGTATGACTTACAATTTAGGTTCGATGACAACCACGACGACAGCGAAACCCTGCCGGTACAAGGCGTGCAAGGGACGCATACACGCACATCATAACGAGAAATGCCCCATAGCCTCATCACGCGGCTCCACTGGTGGAAAAGGCGGCACTGCATGGACAAAAGCGCGTGACGGCGACCAAAATGGAAGATTCACTGGCCTGCGCCCCTGCGGATGCCCAAAAAGACAGCACCTCAAGACCTGCCACCTCGCTTTCAGCCGTGGCCCGGTCAACTTCAAAGAAGTACGCTCAGTGGCCCGAAAAGCCCGCAAGATACTCAACCTGCCGGACTGGTACACGCAGGGCCTAGCACCCGCCCCAATCGTGTCCATGATACGCGGAGTGGATGCTATTTGCTCCGTGTGCGGCACGACTCACAAGGCCATCGACGCATCCAAGATATGCCGCGACGACATCCGTCAAAATCCGGTTCGCTCGGTGTGCCGGGGGTGCGACCAATGATTACGATAGGCACGCGCACCTTCCTCATAGTGACCGTTGGAACCCTCGGCCTCGGCTTCGCCGTCCTCTTCCCCCTCATCGCCTTCGGGTATGTGGAGGTCGATGCGTGACGCTTGCGACGCACAATAAAAACAGTTAAAAGAAATGAACAAGGAGACATAAATATGACACGAACAAGAATGGGCGCACATGGAAAAATATGCAGACGAGTGAACAACACAATGATGTTAACCATCAGACCGAGGCCACGGGTTCTCGATGCCGAAACGGTGGCTATTAGATTGGCCCGGTATTGTGGGAGTCTTGATACATCATACAGAAACGCTATGAGTATATTCCGCAACGCCAAATTGACTCAGAAAAAATCCATAGAAATCCTCAGTGATATTTGGTATATGGCTAACCATGAAGAATCCAGCGATGAAAATTATCTTCTCAACTTCAATGAAGAAGACCCGGCGCATCAGGCCGCGCTTGACTTCACCATGATGCTATTCCCAAAATTCGCTGAAGAAGAATAGACGCTTGCGACACACAAACCGAATAGTTAAAAGAAATGAACGAGGAGAGATAAATATGACACAAGACGACAAAGACACACGACGCAAGAAAGAATGGACCCGCCGGTACAAGGAGATGCTCAAGGCAGGCTTCAGCGAGGCTATGGCGCGCATGGAAGCGGATGACTATGTGGAGGCGATGGAATGAACACAATACCAATAGACTTCATAAGCGCGGGGCAGAAATTGATGGGCATCGTGCTTGATGACACCCCATCCGAAAAAGACAAAAAATGGGCGAGGGACTATTTACAATGGATGATGGATAGGCTTTACAGTTACGAAATAGACGCTTGCGACACAGACTCCCAAACTTCAAATAAGAAGGGGGAGGTGTGATAAATATGACAAGAAACCTATTGAGCAGTTACATGCTGCTCGGACAAAAAGCCCAAGGAACGA